CACAGCCATCCACGATCGCCGGATACAAAGCCAGCGACCTAAATGAGAACCAGCGGACTTGCGGAGTCCGTTAGCAAGAGAGATGAGTTTGTGAGGCTCATCGGGATCTTTCTTCAAGAAGAACGGACGTACGTCCGTTCCATTGAAGAAGTCCCCCCCGCAGCTCTCCCTAAAGTGACCGGAGGAGAAACTCTTCCGGCTATTTATAGAAAAGCCGCAGAACTCAAGAAGCGATATCACATCCTTCGTACGATCAGAAGGAACAATGAGGTCGTCGCCATAAGCGAAGAGCTCAGTTCCTATAGATCCATCGTCGCATAACGACGCAGCAAGAGACAAAAAAATCAAAGTCTCGAGCTCGAAGGTGAAACCATTACCCATGCTGGAAAACTTCTCCAGCAAGACGGTTTTTCCATCGATCAAGGTCTTCTTTGATCGAACGGAATCCAGCAGGGCGAACCACCCTGGAGGAAGTAGGATTTTGACCAAATTCCTACAAATGGTATCGCTAGCATTTGAAAGGTCAAGAGTTGAGAGATGGCCACGGTTAGAGGCCGCACAAGCAAGCTGCCTGTGCCTCTCCTGCCCCTCGTTGAGGTCGATACCCCAACGGCTGAGACGGCGTCTGATAATCTTACCAATTGACAACTGGTAAAAGACGTTGATACTAGGTTCCATGGCAATGCCACGGTCCTTCGTACAATCCTTAGGAACCGTTGAAAAACGATTCCCTGGGACAATCTCAGGCACCTTAGAAGACTCAATACAGGCTTTCGCCCAAAGGGTTCCATACCAATTCGGAAGGAACCCATAAGAGTCTACGGTCATAGTGGGTGTAGAAGACATTTTGTCGGGAATGGTAGACATGCCACCCCTGTCGCCGAACGTCGAACCAGGTCCGAACCGCCCATCGAGAGAATCGATGGAAGGGCACGGGCCAAGAATACGAGAGAGTATTTTCCTTGTCCGCCGGAAAACCCGGCTGACAGCCTCTGGAAAGGGGTGCGAAGAATCGCACTCCAACAGAGGATACAATCGCGTATTCGATCGAAGACATTCATGTTCAGTTTTCCAGAAAGTAGCCAAGGCGACCGCTGGACGATCAAAAGAGGTAGGTAAGGGCTCGTATTTCCGAAGGAAATCGGTAGCCTGGACATCCCTCCAATAATCGAAGGCTGAAACATAGTTGTCTGGATCGGTTTGCAAAGTTGCAAGCTGATCCCACTCCTCGTACTTTAACAGTATCGAAACCGTTAAAGCCCGCGGAGAGGCGAGGTCTTCCAGAAGAGGAAAGACCACCTTCTTCACAGATTGTGAAAGAAGTCTCATGAAAGTCTCCAGTGAGAGCCTTTCTAAGGAAGAAAGGCGGGGATGCCATCAACGCGGGGAATAACCCGTGAGGATGGCATTGTAAGTCATGCCGTCATTGATCACGTGAGTCGCTTGAGCGGCGAATTCACGGATGTCAGCGTTGGGCAGGTTCTGAGGAACCGCGACGCTGAACTTGATGGACATGACACCCACTTCTTTCGTGAGGGAGGTTGACGTTTCGGTGTACACCGACGGGAAGGTAATAACCCCGTCGAGACGTCGAACCGT